GAGACGTGTAAAAGATACTGAGACACATAAGATCTCAGGTTATAAAGACCTCGATAGTGGTACAGATAAAGGATTCTTATCACAAGTAATTGCAGTAACTCTGAAGAACGCTCCTGAAAAGGCTCGTGGTAAGAGGGGTAAGGCTGTATTATGGGAAGAGGCAGGTAAGTTCCCAGGACTTATAAAATCTTGGGGTATTGCTAGACCTTCGATGGAGCAAGGTCGTGCAGTGTTTGGATTTATGGTAGCATTTGGTACTGGTGGTACTGAAGGTGCTGACTTCCAAGGTATGGAAGATTTATTCTATAAGTGTAAAGCTTATCGTGTAAATTACATGAACAATGTATTTGATAAAGTTAAGGGTAAAGGTACGTGTGCTTTCTATGTTGGAGAATATACCAATAGAGAGGGTTGTTACGATAACAATGGTAACTCTAATGTAACCAAAGCTCTTATTGAGATATTTTACCAAAGACTTGAGGTGATTGAGAGTTCTACTGACCCTTCTGTAATTACACAGGAGAAAGCAGATAGAAGTATTACACCACAGGAAGCGGTGATGAGAACTGAAGGAACGTTGTTCCCAGTGTCAGATTTAAAGGATTACCTATCGGAGATAGAACCCCGTAGGGAATCTTTTGTATCTACACACAGTACTGGTCGTATAGGATTAAAAGGTGATGGTTCTGTTGAGCTTGTACCTGATAGTTCTATACACCCACTAAGGGACTTCCCAATTTCAGCTAAAGATGATAAACGTGGTGGGGTAGAGATATTCTTCCCTCCAGTAAAAGATAGAGAAGGTAGAATACCAACATACAGGTATATCGCAGGGATTGACCCCGTAGATGATGATTATTCTTCTACGGACTCGTTACCTTCTATATTTATATTTGACACGATTACTGATAACATAGTGGCTGAGTTTACTGGTAGACCAGACACAGCTAATGAGTTCTATGAAGTGGCTTTACGTCTACTTAAGATGTATAACGCTACTGCAAACTACGAGAACGATAAGAAAGGTTTGTTTACCTACTTCTATAATCAAAACGCATTACACTACCTGTCTGATACACCTTCTCACTTAAGAGAAATGGATTTGGTTAAGGATACTAATGCGTATGGTAATAAAGCTAAAGGTACAAACTCTAGTAAACGTATTAACCAGTATGGAAGACGCTTGCAACGTGACTGGATGGTATCCAGGTTCCAAGCTATGCGCGTAGATGAGAATGGGGATCAGGAGATCATTGAAACTGCTAAGTTTAGAAGTATACGTTCTATTGCGTATATTAAAGAGCTTATTGCATGGAATGAAGATGGTAACTTTGACCGTGTGTCAGCTATGGGTATGTGTATGATATTACGCGAAGAAGTGCGTAAATACTCTGATAGACTTAAGCAAGGTGAAGACGATAGTGATGATTTAGCAAATGATGAATTCTTTGTTGCTAACTACTATGGTATTAACGTTCCTAAGAACTATAATCGAATAATGAAACTAAAACAAATTAGCCATAATCATCTTGATAAAATTCGAGACAAAGACTTTGATACCGAGTAAAGGTTGAAAGGTATTGTTAATTTTGTGATTATGCACTATACAATCTTATAATAAATGGGTGGATATAATTTTAATTTTCCCGCACAGAAAAAGTCTTATAATCAGAAAGGTAAGACTTGGCGTAAAAAGTGCGTGAATGCTTTAGACACAGCAGGATATTTCAATTCTGAAAACATACGTAAGACTTTTAGAGAAAAGCTTACAAACTACAATCTATATAATGGTATATTAGATGTATCTGATATGAAGGGTATTTTGAATCCAGAAGATATTAAATCTCTGACTGATTCAGATTCTCCACCTTCAGTTCCACTCTATGGTATTAGTGCACCCAGAATTGATGTTCTTACAGGTGAAGAAGCTAAACGTGATTTCCAATTCAACGTAGTGGTAATCAACCCTTTAGCAATTTCGTCTAAGGCTGAGAAGAAAAAAGAGTTTTTATTTGAGAGCTTGAGGGCTTGGATTGAGTCTGAAGAGCAAGATGAAGAGAAGCTTAAGCAGAAACTTGCAGACTTGCAAGAGGACTATACATATAGTTACCAAGATGTAAAAGAGGTTACAGCCAACAGATTACTTAACTACCTGTACGCAAAAGACAGATTGGCTTTAGAGTTCAATGATGGTTTCAAAGATGCGCTTATTGCAAGTGAAGAGATTTACCAGGTAGAGATTGTAGCTGACGAGCCTGTACTTAAACGAGTTAACCCTCTGCATGTACACTGGCTTAGAAGTGGATTCTCTTCTAGAATTGAAGATGCTGACCTCATCGTTACAGATGAATACTGGTCACCAGGTCAAATTATAGATTATTTCCACGATGAGCTTAAGTCTGCTGATGTATCTAAACTTGAGAAAGGTCTTCAGTCTGGTGGAGGCGGTGATCCATTCGTGGGTAATCGTCAAGCTGAACCTTTATTTGTAGGTAGTGAAATCTTAGAAGGTAACATTATTGATGACCAGATTGGTCTGATTGAGGTTAACGGAGCTAAGATCAACAGAGCTTACGACATTAATGGAAACATCCGTGTACTACGTGTATACTGGAGAAGTTTCAAGAAAGTACTTAAAGTAAAATCTTATGACCCCAATACAGGTCTTGAGGTTTACAATATAAGAGATGAGTTTTACCAGATTAAAGAAGATGAAGGTGAGACTGCTGAAACCATGTGGATTAACGAATGGTGGGAAGGAACTAAAGTTGGTGAGGACATTTATGTAAAAATGCGTCCTAAGCAAGTGCAGTACAGACATCCCGATAACCCTTCTATTTGTTACCCAGGTTTTGTTGGAGGTGCTTATGCTGTCAACAACACAAAAGGACGCAGTTTGATGGATCGAATGAAAAACTTCGAATACCTGTATTCTGCTGTACACGATAGACTTAACAAGTATATCGCTAAGAACAAAGGTAAGATTCTACAAATGGATTTATCTCAAGTTCCTAGAGGATGGAAAGTTGAGCAATGGCTTCACTACATTGAGAAAATGGGGGTAGCTGTAGTTGACTCATTTAAGGAAGGTAATAAAGGTGCGTCTACAGGTAGATTAGCTGGTAGTTTAAATAACGCATCTAAAGGATATATTGACCTTGAAACTGGACAGAACATCCAACAGCACATTTATTTACTCGAATTCATTAAGAATGAAATGAGTGAACTATCTGGTGTTAGCGACCAGAGATTGGGTCAAACTCAAAGTAGAGAAACTGTAGGTGGTATCGAAAGATCTATCTCACAGAGTAACCACATTACAGAGTGGTATTTTACTACACACGAAGACATTAAGCTACGTGCGATGGAGGCTCTTTTAGAAACTGCTAAGATTGCTTATAAAGGACGTAACATTTCTAAACAGTATGTTCTTGACGATATGTCAATTCAGATGTTATCATTTGATGGGTCTGAGTTTGCTGAGTCAACTTACGGGTTAGTAGTTACTAGTTCTGCTAAATATAACCAGCTTAGTCAGAAAATTGAAAGACTTGCTGAATTGGGTCTACAATCATCTGCTATGTCATTCAACACTGCTATGGAGATTTACATGAGTGACAGTATGGCTGAGAAGAGACGTGTGGTTAGAAATAACGAAGAAGCTAATCGTCAAGCTCAAGCTCAAGAATCTGAAGCAGCTGCTAAACAGGCTGCTGAAGCAAAAGCTCAAGAAACGGCTCTTAAGAATAGAGAACTTGACATTAAAGAGTTTGAAGCTCAAAGTAAGGCTTTGAATGATGCTAATAATGGTGACGCTATCAGTAAATTGATTTTGGACAAACAGCGTAGAGATGATGATGTTAGAAAATTTGAAGAAACTCTAGCTGAGAATAAACGTCAATTTAATGAAAAGCTAGACCTTGATAAAAAGAAAGTTGCTAAAATGGGCAATGGCGGATCTAAGAATTAGCCATAATTTGCCAAAGTAAAGTTAATCCTTATACTTTATACTATTGTATCATATAGTAAACTGTTAATATATTTGCTAAGAGAAGAAAAATTTTAAGAAGATGGAAGATATAAACAGCCTAGGAATGGGCATGGATAGTTTCGAAGACGACGCATTGTTTGACGAACTATTCGAAGACACAACACAAGACACACCTCCTGCGGATGAGGGCTCTAATGACACAGAGGCTTCTACTGGAGATTCAGGGGAAAACGCTGACGCTAATACTGGTCAAGACGGTACGCCTAACATTATCACTAATGAAGAGGATTTACCTGATGGTCTTAGCGGGAATAATGTAGGCGACGGAAATAATAATGATTCTAGTCAAGAAGGAGATGGCTCATCTAGTGATGGACTTTCTTCTCTACATTCTTCCTTTGCTTCGGTTCTCGCAGAAAAAGGAGTCATCTCCACTCTTGACAAGGATGCTAAAATTGAATCTGTTGAAGATATTAAGTCTCTCGTAGAAAAGGAAATTGAAAGAAGAGAGTACGAAGGGCTTAATGATAGACAGAAAGAGTTTTTAGAAGCCCTTGGAAATGGAGTTCCATTGGAGAGATTTGTGCAAGCTGCTCAGACTCAGGAAACTTATAACAAAGTAACTGATGAACTGTTGTCTGAAGATAGCGAGCTTCGCAAGACTATTATCACAAAGAACTTTATGGCAAAGGGGATTTCGCAAGCTAAAGCTGAACAATACGCTCAGCGTAGTATTGACCTCAAAGAAGATGAGGCTGACGCTAAAGAAGCTCTTGCGGAACTTAAAGCCTCTGAGAAAGCTAATTTTGAAAAAGAATTGGAAGCTCAGAAGCAAGTCAAGGCTGAACTCGAAAAGAAGCGTGAAGAGAATCTAAATGCTTTGAAAGAAGCGGCTTACGACGAAAAGGCTACTATTGTACCTGGAGTTAAATACAGTAAGCAACTTGCTGACAAAGTGTATAAATCTCTCACTGAACCTGCGGGTTACACTGAAGACGGGCGACCTTACACTGCTTTAACTAAAGCACGTATGGATAACCCAGTTGAATTTGACCACAAGTTGCATTACTTGTTTCAGTTGACAGACGGGTTTAAAGACTTTTCTTCACTTACAAGTGGAGTTAAAAATGAAGTAACTAGTGAGTTTGATAGAGTTTTAAAATCTAACTCTAACGAATTTACAAAAGGAACAACTAGAGGGGGAGGAACTCAAGGTGATCAGAGTTCAGATATTCCAGACTGGTTGTTTGATTAATAAGATTAAAAATAAACACTTAATAAATTAGTAAATAATGAAAATTAGTTTTTTGCAAACCACTGACGCTAAAGCGTGGAGTGGGATGACTACCAAGAACCACCTTGGAGCTATCTATGAGCAAAAGCCCCAACAGGCTTCTACACTAGTTTCCAGAATGCTAAGTCAATATTACGGCTCATCTTTGGACAGTTTGCTTTCGAGTATTCCAGCCAAGTACCTTGACACCGATGACGACTTTACTTGGAAATTGATTGGAAGCTCTGAGCGTAACATTCCTCTTGTAGAGGCTCGTTACCAAGGGACTGTTGTATCTGAAGCTGACTTCGGAGTTGGTGCTAATGGTACAGAATTTGAGCTTGTATTCTCTGAGAGATGGTTCAGCGACGTTAACGTAATCGTTGGAGAGCGTAATGAAATTTACCCTATCCAAATTATTGACGACGCTCAACTTGAAGGTACTAACTTCGTATACCGTGTACGCATGTGGGGTCTAGCCACTGAAGAAGGTATGCCTGGTGAAGAACTTGTTGCAGGGAAGCGTTTCAGCAAGGAGTACTCTCCTGTAGAGGACACTCTTTCTATCAAAGGTGGTGAGACTACTTTCGTAGCTCCTACAACCTTCCGTAACACCTTCTCTCAAATCAGAATGCAGTACACTGCTCCTGGTAACATGAGAGATCGTAAGTTCGGTGCTACCTTTACAACTCTAGGACCTGATGGTTCTAAGAAAACATTCATGACTTGGATGGAATACCAGAACTGGGTATTTGAATATCAGTTCGCTCAAGAAAAGAACCGTATGCTATGGTATGGACGTTCTTCTCGTGATTCCAATGGTAAGTTTACAAACACAGGTAAGTCTGGTCACGTAATTCGTGCAGGTGCTGGTCTTCGTGAGCAAATGGAAGTATCTAATACATTCTTCTACAATGAGTTCACTTCTGACTTGATCACTAACATTCTTACTGAATTGTCTGAAGGTAAACTAGCTATGGATGAGCGTAAGTTCGTAATCCGTACTGGAGAGCGTGGTGCTATCTTGTTCCACAAAGCTATCGCTGATACTGCATCTGGATGGACTCCATTGTTCGACCAATCAGCTATCAAGTCAGCAGCTAGTAATCTACACTCTAACTCACGTGCTTTCGGATTCCAATTCGTGGAGTACCTTGCCCCTAATAACATTTGGGTAAAAGTTGAGGTAGATCCGATGTATTCTGATCCTGTTCGTAATAAGCTTCAGGCTCCATCTAATGGACACTTCTTCGGAGGTTTGGCTGAATCTTACCGTATGGACATCTTGGATATTGGTACTACTGAGGGAGAACCTAATATCCAAAAAGTATACGCTTCTTCTGAAGAAGATACTACTGGTTACATTCCTGGACTTAGACATCCCTTCTCACCCAGTGGGGAACGTGCTGGAATGAACCTAATGGCTACTCCAAAAGATGGGTATGAAGTACACAAATTTGCTACATGTTCTGCTATGATTAAAGATCCTAGCCGTACAGCATCTTTGATCCCTTCATTCTTAGCCTAAATATTTGATATACGAGGGGGATGAAATACTCCCCCTCTATATTAACTTGACTAATAAAATTTTAAAATAGAGAAGAAATGGCAAAGCAAGCTAAAAAGGAAGCTCCTGCGGTGGAGTTTAAACTACCGACTAAAAAAGTAATTGTTAGACCCCTGAAAAAACCTACAGGTTTTATTCCAGACACTAATCACGTAGCATCGTTTCTAGCACCAGGTGCTAAACGCAGGTATGTAGTACCAATGAGACGTGATGGTAAACTCCAAAACATTCTTACAGATGCTGAGAAGAAGTACTTCGAAGATCCATCTGCATCTGGTTTGGACTTTAAAGAAGGAGATTTATCTGTTTATAAAGCAGGTGGATTCTGGTCAACTTTCGAAGTAATGCTTGGAAAGGATGACTTGACGCTAGATTTGAGTAATCCATTTGATTATTTTAAATGGAAAGTTCTACAAGCTAATAAAACTCAAGTTGCCAGCAGCATGGCTACTTCTAGACAACGTGTAACATATAAGTATGTTTTGATTGACGAAGAAGTACAACATGTATTTGAAGCTAAAGAAGCTGATGCTGAAGAAAGAGCTTGGGAGAGATTTGGTGAAATTAAGAACTCTAGTTCTTCTATGGTAGATGTACTATCAGTATACGGACGTAAAGTCTCTGCTGAGTCTACAATAGAATTTCTTAAAGCTGAAGTTAAAAGGATTATTAAATCCAATGACGGAGTGCGTAAGTTCTTAGATATTGTAGAAGATCCTCATTTTGCGACAAAACTATTAATTAATAAGGCTATTAAAACTGGGGCTCTTAGAAAAGAAAAGACTTCTTACTTCTTGGACACAGGAGATAGAATCGGACTCACACTTGGTGAAGCTGTAGAATATCTTGAAGATCCTATGAATACAGAAGTTTATACTCGACTTGAGGCTTCGGTAAACTAACATATAGATGACATCATTAGAACTTAAAAACGAATTTGAGTTTCAATATAATAGTAATGCTAGTAATGCGGCAAGAGGTCTCGATGATTACGAGATCTCTTTGCTGCTTACAACAGCTCAAGAAAAGCTAGTTAAGCGTTACATGCAACCTCGCTCTAATATGGGCAGAGAAGGTTTCGAAGGTTCTGAAAAGAGACGTAGGGACTTATCTCAGTTAGTCGTTAAAAGAGTTGCTATTGGTGGATTTGATAATGCTTCTAGTGCTATTAGTGGTAGAAGTAAGTTCTTTTACATAAATGATGAGGTGATGTTCGTTACACACGAGACTCTGAAAATTAAATCAGACGATACCTGTCTTAACGCAACTACCATAGACATCAAACCTGTAACTAGGGACGAGTATAATTATAACATTAAAAATCCTTTCAAAAAGCCATCTGATGAATTGGCTTGGCGTTTGGACTACTCTAGACTCAATGGGAATAGAGTTGTTGAGATTATACCTGGGGAAAACTATGTACCGTTTGAATATAACTATACATATGTTAAAAGACCTCGCCCAATCATCATTTCAGATCTATCTCTTATTGATACTACTATTAGTATTAATGGACAGACTGCTGAAAGTCTCTGCGAGCTTAATGAAGAGGTTCAAAGAGAAATTATAGACCTAGCTGTGGAACTAGCCCAGATTAACGCTGGTGATCCGCGTTCGCAAGTCACAGCTCAGTCTAATTTGCGTAATGAATAATTTTATCGTACATTTGTACAAATATGTTTAATTTAACACTAATTTGAAATGGAATTTCAAAACACTAATCTCAAAGTTTTAGTAGGTAACGAAACTACTTCTGCGGCTGAAACAACTTTGAAAACTTTCAAAACTTCCGGTACTGCAGGAGAGCTTACAGCTTCTAACAACGCAGGAGGTACAATTGCTTCGGCTTCAGAAAGGTTCATCGTAGCTCTTAAAAAAGCCACTGGTAAACTTGATCAGACTGAAACTGTTGTTATTAGCGGAATTCGCAATATTGAAGCTGCTGCTTACTCAGCTGCTTCTGAAAGAGTTGAATACGTTGGTTTTAACGGAACATCTGGTGCTGTTGAAGTAATTAATGACTTCTTGTACCAAATCAATTTTAAGCTTTTCAACTATGGGTCTCTCTCAACTGAGAACACATACTTGCGTACAGCTACAACTAAGTCCACTTCTACTGCTACACAAGCAGCTATCGTAGATGGTCTTTTGGGGTCTGCAATTCGCAACGTATCTCGTGAGCCTTACAGACTTAAGTTCGAAATGATCTTGAATGACGGTGGTGCTGCTATCACTGGAACAGGTGACTTGACAGTTGAAAAAGGTTCTAGATTTGTATCTGCTGCTACTGATGCTGACGCTGTTGTAGCTGTAGGTGATTACTTGAGAATTGATTCTACTGCGCCTTCAGGTTCTGTATACCGCATTGTAGCTATTGATGCTGCTAATGATGTTATTGAGCTTTCTGTACCTTACCAAGGAGATTCTGCTACTGTAGCTGAAGCTTCTAACGAATATGTAGTTGCTGCTACTGCTGCAACCTCTGACGCTGGTTTGAAGATTACAGGAGTTGCTCAAGACTTTATTGCTGGAAAACTTAAGTTCCAAAAAGTTGATTGGGTTACTACTACTGTAGATTTTGATGCTGACCTTACACTAGCCTCTGCTGCTTCAATTGGAGTTGGAGAAGGAGCTAGAGTAGCTGAGCTTGAATGGTTTGCTGTAGGTAACTTCGGTGAGCACTATAGAATGGGAGAGCCTCATTTGTACCCTCAAGACTTCGAAGCTGTAGTTTCAGGAAAATACGATACTCTCGTAATTGACTGGGCATACGAGCAAGATGCTTTTGTAGGAACAAAGTCTCCACGTCAATTGCTTATCTTCGCGTCTGCGGGAGCTGCTGGAACTGCCCACACTGCAATTAACGGATTGATTACTAAGCTTAACGCTGCTTCAGGACTTAACATTGCTACTCTTTAATTAGAGAGTTGGTTTAAATCTTATACTAAGGGGGAGGGAGATATTATATTCCCCTCCCCTTTTTTAATTTAATAACTATATAAACATGAGTATCGTAAGAGATATAACTGATAAAACGGCTAGAGAGACGTTTGAATTAGTTGAAGACTATTACTCAGGTACTATGATCAAGCCTTTAAAGAAAGTCTTTGAGAACTACCTGATTGAGATAGAGAATAAACTTGACTTAAAGTATGAGATTACTGACGATACCTCTACTTTAAAAGGTGGGGTAGGTGAAGACCCTCTGCACGGATTTGGATCATTTGGATGGGGTAACTTACTTGAGTCACCTGATGCTAATGTTGCTAATTCATATATTTGGACAGCGCGTAACACCATTACTAATGAGAGCTACCTGCAAATGGGAGTTTATAGAAAGGATGGCACGTCTGAATCAATATTAGACTTTGATGTAAATGGAGGTAATATTCCCTTTACTAGACTTGGGCTTAAAGAAGCTGGGTCATTCACACAAGCCATTCAATTTACTACTTCAGGTACATACCTGGCGGGAACTGCTGGTGGGGCTACAGATGCAGGCAACAACATAGAAGATGCTACGTCTGATTCTAAAGTTCTTATTGTAAATGGAGACTATGTTAAGAGTACTAACATGTCCCAATTTAAAACACAGGTTTCAACTATTGCTGAAGTTACAAGTCAGTTAGACTATGAAGAAGCTTACGATGCTGGCTTTAGAGCGTTTAATCTTAGCAACACTAGTTATACTG